GGTCTTGAGTGCCATTATATTCCTCGTAAGTTGATGACATCATCAACAATTATGAAAGAGGTAACAGAATCTAGATTCGATCAGGCATTTCCTCTTGAAGCATATCTGATGAATGTAGACGGATATGCTGGACAGGGAGATATACTTACAAAATTTGGTGTTCGAGTGACTACTGAAGCGACATTTGTGATCTCAAGAGAGAGGTTTGAAGAGTCTGTTGCACCATTCCTAGAACAACAGGAGGATGATTATGAGATATCAAATCGACCAAGAGAGGGTGATTTGTTATTTTCTCCATTAGGTAAAAAATTATTTGAAATCAAATATGTTGAATTTGAAAAACCAAACTATCAGTTAAGAAAGAATTATACATATCAACTTACATGTGAAGTATTTGAATATGAGGATGAGGTTATTGATACAAATGTCAATACAATTGATTCCGTTGTTCAAACAGATGGATATATTGCCAGATTAGTTTTATCAGGTATTGGTAGCACTGCAACTGCAAACACAACTTTAGCATTTGGTGCGGTTCAACAAATATTCTTACAGAATGATGGTTATGGATATCTCGCTGCACCTACTGTTTCAATCAGTACATCACCTGGCGTAGATGCAACTGCTGTTGCAATCATGACATCAAG